AACCATTGCAGTGGCGTGATGGGAGTTAGGCCAGAAGCGCCAGTGATGAACTTGGTAGACGCGGCATTGTAAGCCTTAGGAGCGAGACTAAGAACATTCGGCGTATGCGTGCCTTTGACTTGGTTTTGATAAGCCACCACCCACTGGTTTAGATTAGCAAGAATTTGATCGCCAGTAAGAGATGTCCAATCGCCAGCGTTAGTCAATACTAGCACAGGAAGATTTGGATGAGTAAACAATCCAAACAATCCATAGTTAGCATCACCACGCAACTTGATATCGGCAATCTTTAGTTCCATTGCTCTCCTGGCCGCTGCCGCCTTACGAGCATCTAGACCCTGACCAGTTTGCCGTGAGGCTCTTAGTTCATTTATATTGTAGCCATAACTATCGCCAAGTGTTCTAACAGTCGTCATTCTACTGGTAGCGCGAACGTCAGCACGAGGTAGATCGTCAGCATAGTTAGATATAACCTTGGCCATACCCACCATGTCGAACGCATATTGCCAGACATTTTCTGCCCATTCAGGAACTGAAGTATCATCTGGGACTAGCCGATCGGCATTGATGGCAGGTAGTTGACGATCATAAGTATTGGCGCGGATATAGTCAAGTTGTCGTGCAAGAAAGATAGTATCAGCATCTTCCCTGAAGTTATTTTTGATGATCGGCGCATTCTGCAATACAGTAAGATCATCCTCACTGTAATGCTGGTGATCAAGCGGTCCAGGCATAATACATTTCTCCTATTATACCAGAGGATAATGCAATTCGACAATTGCACCTTTGGTGTAAGTTGTCCAATCAACATTCAACAAGTCAATAGCGGCAGAACGAAATACAGCATTAGTAACCGCAATCGTTCCAGTAGTATTGAATGCACCAGTAGCCGCTGTTACTTTAGCCGCAGCACCATCAACGACACCAGTAGCATCATCAACGGCAACCCAAGCGCGACCACGAGTCAATACTGAAACAGCATCATATTGGCGATATCCACCATTGTATCCGATGATATGATCGTGCAGCGCAACACCAACGCAAAGTGCAGCAGAAGCAGCACCGGGCTTAATAGTAGCAGCGCCAGCCGCAGTTCTTTGCACTGCTACGCCTACATTAATCAATGTTGATGCCGGAAAGGTATCAACATTATCCTCCATACTATCAGCCTTCATGCCAATAAAGGCAGGGGCCATATAGTTAGCATAAGCAGAACCAGACATTATGCAGCTTCCTTTTCACCACGAATGCGACGCAGCATACGTTCCCTGGCATCGGCAGAACTGCCACCAGAAGATTTAGTTTCATCCTGTTTAGTCGTGGTCTTTTCGCGTTGCCCTTTCGCAGTTTTATTTTTCTGCTCTTCATGAGCAAGTGTTAGATCGAAAGCAGAATTAACATAGTCATCAGATTTGCCATCAAACCTAAGCTCATTGCCAAGCTTATTGATGATCTTTTCTTTGATAGAACGATCAGAATCATCCGCATCAAATTTAATAGAAAGCTGATTGGCTTTATCTTCAAGCTTAATGCGATCACGAGCAACCATGCGCTCTTTGTCCAATGACTCTTTATGAGTCTTGGCAAGATTGGCCAGTTCATTCTTAGCAGTATCACGCTCTGCTTCAGCTTTATCAGCACGGGTAGTAAGCAAAGCAATCTCTTCTTTCTGCTTAGTGATATAGTTAATTACCTCTGGCGCAGCGGGATATTCAATCCCGTCAGACCTAAATTTCGACAATGGAACATCAGGCATATCGTCCTCCACTTCAAAAGAGACCAATTCATCCGCATCAAGCCTGATGCGAGCATTACCGGCACGACCCTTGTTTACTACCGCGAGATGATTGTAAACAATATCACGTTGAACTTGGTCATACTTTTGTCCATTCCATTCGCCAGGAACAGCATCAATACGACATTCATAACCCAAAGATAATTCTCGTTTCTTCCCTATTTTATTAACGTTATGAATTACGATATCAGCAACTACATCACTATCTTGCTTTACTCCTGGCCCCATAACCGAACCGACAACGATGCCGTCAAGGTTACTGTTAGTGTTAAGGATACCTCTATGTCCGTCGGTGATGGGCATTCCTCTGATGCTAGTAAGACTATCAGCTTTGAATACTTCTTCATCTGGTCGGTATTCACGAATTGATTTGCCACTAGCATCTTTGTATACAAATATACCCGATCGTGTAATTACTGGTCGATCAATAATCCAACCATCTTTACTACGCTCCGCAGTAATAGTTATATTGTCATATCTACTAGGCATCAGCTTCTTCCAACAGTGATGCTTGGAACTCTAAAAATTCTGGTAAGATCGGTTCTGCCCAACACCGGCACTGATAATCATCACCGGGATGACCCGTTTCTGCTGGCGGATTATCCCAAGTGAATGTTTGATCTTCATTATCAGCATGAGTATCTCTAACCCGTTCATCCCCCACTGTTCGCCAGATGTAACTATCTACACCCATATCAACTTGACGTTCCATCGTCAATTGGCCATTTAGTTTAGCAATCTGATCACGCGCAATTAGTTTAGCGCGACTATCTGATACATCAGTTCTTTCAGACATTATATTGAATACTGCTTCTTTAGCATCCTTCAAGTTGGTGCCATCAATCAAAGCTTGCCTAGTTTGTTCGGCAATTTGCAAGGAAGTTTTATGCGGGATATCTTTGATTAGAAGGCTGTTGTTTCTAGACCAATTCTCTAGCAATACTTTGAATTGTTCTGGCCGTTCCTTAGTAGGATCAACACCATATTGCGAACGAATCAATCTAGTCCATTCAGCCTTATTGTATTGGTTAACTTGTGGCCCAACCCGTAGCATTTCTTTAATCGCTTGATTAGTAGGTTGCCGCATATCAGTGGCAATCTTTTGCATTATCTGATTAAGTTGATCTTGCCAACCCAAAGCATCTTGTCGGATTTGACCAGTAGGCAAGTGCACAGCAGTGGCCTCTTTCGCCATTATTTCTACATATGGCGACATATTACGCTTCAGAATTTGTTTATATTTACGGTTCATGTTTAGTAGTATCTTGCGATACGCAAACTCCTGGCCGATGGGATATTTCATCGGCACAATCTTAGGGCGTTTTCTAGGCATTTACTTCAACAATCATTACTCCTGGCGCCATTTCTATCGCCACAGATACGGCATCATGTCTAGTATCAGTAGCAACATTACTTTCCATAGGATCGAATACTTTGATTGATTTCTTGGCCTTATCGAATGATACTATAATTTCAACCTTATTTTCATCCTTAGCAGAATACCAAATAGGCACTAGAAACCGATTATCGCTTGCTTGATATACAACATAATCCATATTTTCATTCATACCAGATACAATAATATCCAATTTGCCAGGCTCAAAGCCATGCTTATCCCCACGATCATGACATATACTACATAGGTTCTTCAAAGCATCTGCTACTGGCCGAGGATCATTTGCGTGATCCTTCGGAAACAACCCACAAAGATAAGCAGTTCCATAGTCGAATAGAGCATACCACCATAGACCAATAGTGCCGTTTTGGGCACAACGCAATAGAGTTATCAAAGTATAGTATGCATCTCTTTCACCTGACCAACCAGATTGATCTGGTTTGTGTCCTTCATTATTGTATAGTGTTGGATGAAACTCTGTTAGATGGATTGGCTTCTGTGCATATACACCCCACAATCCACCGATGTATTCATTGACCGAATATCCAGTATTAGGAACGTCAGGATTGCCAGGAGGATAATAATGCCCATTGCCGTGATCAAATTTAGCGTTAAGAGAATCCAAGTTATCTTGGTTTCCACAGTAACCAGTTATCCATCCTTCTGGATGCGGAGTTCCAGCAACGATACTTGGCCCCATTACTTTGGCGTTCAAATGCTCAGACCACCATAGTTCATTTTGTATGTCTAGTGTTACATTAAATGGAACTTCACCACTACCGAAATTTGTATTAGGTTCATTCAATCCTTCGATCCATTTAACTCCACATTCAGGATCGGCAGCTAGACTAATCATAGACGGAACATCATTAGTCGAACCATTAGCACCAACGCATAACGTTACTTCAGTGCCAGGTATAGCAGTAACAATTTGACTTAGCCAATCGCGTTGCATATCTTCGCGTCCAGCGTAATGATATTCGCGGATACGAAATGCGTGACCACTATCTCCAAGGATATATTGTAACGCAGCAATAACACTATCAGGGCGATAATCAGCCGGCCATGATCCCCATTGGTTATGTTCGTCTAGCGAACTAAAAGTGTTTACGCCAAACAAACCAATTAGAGAAGCAATGCGTTTCGCTTGAATACCATTAGTAATAGGATTAGGTGGTGCTACTGGCGACTGGCCACCTTCAAGCACAGTTACCCGTGCCTCCAATTCATTAAATTCATCTCTGGTAACATAATCAACCATTACTTGCCCTTAGCTTAGAAGCATTTTTAGTGAATGCTTTATTGAATTTGTGTATATCAGCAGCTTTCTTTTCACGTAAAACCGCCCTGCTCCATGCGAAAGCGAATTGCTTCGATGGGGTTCGGATATCCCATTGGCGCGTGCCGGGACTCATACAGTCCAACAAGATCGGTAAGGACATCCAGTTCCTCGCCCGCCGGAGTGCCGTACTCGGCGTCCATGAGCACGTCGATGCGGGCCAGCGCGGCAGCATAGTCTGCCGTGGTTCGGATCGCTCGAATTCTGCTCATGTCACACCTCCTCAACGTCGATCTTGTCGTATTCCGTGTGCGTACCGACAAACCGCACATAGAGCCTCTGGTAACATAATCAACCATTAGCCAACCTCGACTTAGCAGCATCTTTACTGAATTGTGTTTTGAACTTGACTCTTACTTGTTTGTTTTTCTCGCGTATCTTCTTACATTCTTTACAATCTCTATTGCCAGTGGTTGACCATGTCCACGAACCTTCCACATATTTGTGGCCACGTTTACATTCAGTTCGTTTCCATTCGTTACTCATGGCGTAGTTGCCGGCTTATTAGGATCTTGTGGAACATCTAGTTGCGAAGTATCTATACCAGCAGCATAGTCCATAGCAGAAACTGCTGTGTCCGGTATTTCATCAGGGAAGTCATAATCACTATATTTATTGACAACAATCTTACGCACTTCTTCTGGCGAAATAATTCCTCCATTCATCAAAGTCATCAACATCGTTACTTCAGTATTATTAGCTTGCTGATTTAGATTATTGGCGGTTGCTTGTTCTTGATCGCTAGCTTGCCATAGCGGATTAAATTCAATATGCCAAGTGTCCGGTAGTTGTCCGGTATAGGTTCGTTGGACATACAATATAGCTGTTAGTTTCTCCAATACTGGTTTGGCGATAACATGCTGGATATGGCCGACCATTCCATAATAAGACTCCAGATCACCAGCACCAGTAGCATTGAGTCCAGTGGTGGACTTACCAAATAGTATAACCACAGGAATGTTAGCTGAAGCGCTAATCGCAACTTGATATTCTTGCAATACAGATTGTATGCCATCAAGCCCAAGGTTCTCAATAGTGTAACTATCGTTTTTATCCACAACGACACTGTTGAGATTACCACGGACAAGATCAACAAGGTTGATCCGCTTAGAAACCAAATCATCTGCTTCTTGAGCGAACAATTCACCTAGACC